TATACTATCATTGAATTGTCAATATCAGTTTGCCTTGGAGATGAATCCATTCATCTTTTCTGCTTCAGCAATTACTTCTTCAATGGTAGGCGAAGTTGTTGTATTATTACCATTAGAAACTCCAAGAGCACTATGTTTTGCAGTCAATACTCCAAAAGCAAGCTGTAAAAGTTCTAATCTAATTTCGTATGGTGTCTTTCCAGGTTTATTCATATGTTTCCTTTGTGTGTTTAGTATGATATTGTATTATCAGATCCAGTGATTGAAACGCCGTTGCCGCCGCCGATTACTGTGACCGTATCTCCAACTCTCTGCAATTTCAATCCGTTTGCTATCACGTTATCAGAGCCACCATTGGCTTTAAATTTATGTCCGCAATTTGTAGATCCGAGATCACCTTCCCGAATAATCTGTAATGAATTTGCCTCAACGTTTCCCGCATGTGGGTCCCAGGCGCCCGAAAAGCCCCTTGGTTTACGGTGATTGAAGCAAACCCCTGTTACAATATCTCCTGTTCTACAAATTGCCTTGAATGTCATTATTTCTTCAATAATTGAATTGGCGAAATTGCCTGTTCATATTGTTCCTGCAATTTTGGTGCAGGAATTGCTGTAATAACAGGTTTAGGAACGTTAATTGCTAACTCGGGATCAGCCATCATAATGAATGGAGCAAATTGAAATCCATTCTGAGTTGCTACCATACAGAGTGGATTCTTTACTGAGTAAGACAGCATTGTTTCCTCAAGAACCTTACCAATAAATTCCTCACCTGCTGCCGTTTTAAAAATACCAATGTATGGTATCTCCCGTTGATGTGTTTTTAACATTGTTGTTCCTTTATTGTTTCATGTAATTGTAGACTCATGTTACAGAATCCGCAATCTAAATCTCACAACCACCTGCTGTACAAGCTAACAACTGTGAACCTTCGACATTATCTTCCATTTCAATAATACCGTCCCAGTTAATGGAAGATGGCATCTTAGCTAGCAATTGTTCATATTCTTCTTTAGTACAATCCTCGTATGGTGCTTGTTTATAGTTTCCGCCATCGTAAGGGAGGAAGGATACACCTGACATTTCATCAAAATGATCCCAAACAAATGCGCCAACTGCCGGCCATTCTTTTTCATTTACAGAAATCGTAACGGATGGCTTATGTTCGCAATAATGATGTTGATATACAAGCCACAAATGAAGATGCCTAATAGCATCAAGCTGTGAACGGAGAATTGCCCCGGAAGGTGCCTTCTTTGGGAAGGTGAATACCATAGTGCTGCCCGGTTTCATAACATCGGGTTCTGATGGCACGCCTGCATCCATCATGGCCTTTGTTAGTGGGTCTTTAATATCACCACGAATGCGACGATAGTAATATTCTGCGTGCCTTGGATGAATTCCACTGGCTGTATCTGTAAGTTGTGATACGGTACCAGACGGTTTAATGGCAGTAATAGCAGTGGAGACAGGAATACCGAGGATATCAGCATATTCGGCGTTTATAACTATGCTTTTTGCCTTCAATTCTTCTAATCTTGCTGGTAATGTTGGATCAGATGGGTTGTTTAATAGACTATTATCAAGAATACCTGTCATTGATACGCCAAGTAGTCTTTCTTGTTCAGTATTATCGCGCCAAATCTTACGTAAATAAGGAAAATGTGTTAACGTGGATTGAAATGTACCAAGAATGGAAGCAATTCGTATCTTACGCAATAAATCTTCCTGTGTATCCGCTGCTCTTACAATAATTTCTGTTAAATTACAGAATTGATATGGTCTAAGAATAATTTCAGAACACGGATTAGTGCCAAAGTCATGATCTGGATTACGACGACCGTTTGCTTTTACAATATTCTTTGCAGCTTCACGATTAAAAATTCCACGTTCACCAGATTTCGATTCATATAGCGACAACCATTCCTGCATGAAGATGCCAACATCGGGTCTTTCTGTATGACAGGCACTATTATTAGCCAATGCGCGCTGGCTCTGAGTCTCCCACCATGATCCTGTTTTAGCATTACGCATGCGGTCATCAGAAAGATTTGATAGGGAAATCATAGCAGAGCGGCGAACTCCACCGACGACAACTACCTCTCCTACTTTACACATAATATCATGACATTCGATACTATTTAATTTGCGACCTTGCGCATTTTTGAATATCTTTACTACAAATTTAAATAGCTCAACTAATGGCCCAGGGCCGGATGCACGACCACCAAATGTTTTTAATCTCGTACCTGCCGCACGAACCTTTCTGACATCCCATTTAGGTGCTTCACCGGAATATAACATTGCGATAACTTGGCGCAACGCCTTCGCCCAACCTTCCTTGCTATCAGAAACAACGATAGTAGATTCGCTATCGAAAATCTTTTCAGGAACTTCGGGTAATTTTGCTATATATTGTCTTTCCACACTGAAACCTACACCAGTTCCACAAAGTAGAATAAACATTGCTTCGTCAAACGACTTAGGATCATCAACTGGTAGATAAGAACAATTATATCCAGAAGTATTATCGCGCTCTAATGCCTTTCCAGCAATCATTAAGGATCGCATCGATGGCATAACTTCAAAATTAACAATTGCGCTCTGTAGTTCGCTACGCAATTCCGATGTTAGGTCATAATTATGCTTCTCTTTCAGGTGTTCTTGCATAAAATCAAAATAGCGAACAACGGTCTCATCCCAGTTCTCTCTGCGTTTCTTAGAATCGATATAACGGGCATATCTTGATTTGGCAATATAAGTTTCGTACAACATTTTTTCTCCAATGAATATCCGATTAGTCACACGACTAATCATTTTTTTATGTTATGTTTTTTATTTGTTCTTTAGGATAAGTCTGTAGTATTTTAAAACTATCCTGAATTTCCGAGTAGTTATTTACCTTACCCAATTCGTAGTTTAATACAAACTGATTATCAATAAGAGGTAAAAGATAAACGCCATCGTCGTCTTCAACGAGAATAAGATCTACATGTGTTGGGTTAGATAAGAGCGTTAATGTATAGAACATCAACAAACTAATCGAACTAGTGCAAAAAGATCCGTAGTAAAGGATCTCCCAGGGTCTTGGCCAATTCTCCGAACTGTAATAATCTAATGTTCTAGATCCAAACGGAATACTAGAACAGAATTTTGCAAGTTCGTTAAGCCTTTCTATATCAGAGAAGTCTTTTATTTCCTCTCTTAAATTTTTCCAAAGTCGCAAGCGTTCCTCATTGGGTATTGTGTTCCAAATCATAATATTATTAGATGGTTACTAGATTACTAAAAAATTACGTGTTTGAAATTTCAATACTACAAGGAATGATGCCATTTTGTGTTTCTCTTTATCTGTGATGTATTTAGTCATAACCATACTGATCATAATAGGCGCATAGTTTGTTTGCCCACATAGTTTGATAGTGTGTAAATTCATCACCCTCTATAATAAATTCTTGATATTTTGCTTCTCGTGTTGCAATCATAACAACACCACGATGAATATCTGTGCCATACATTTCATTGTGTGACATTGCATACGCCGCTAACTGCATAAAATATTCTTCAATCCATTCGCGTTTTTTATCACGCAGACTATTCTTGAAGTCCATAATAGAGGGAATATTATCATGCAATCCTATTAGGTCTGTAGTTCCTGCATAGAGATCCTTTGAGTATAACGCAACCTCTAATCCCCATACTTCGCTGACCTTCTTTAGACCATTCTTTATGATAACCTTAGCTAAGGCTTGGGACATAAATGTGCCCGTCATTTCCTCACCCAGAACATAATTCTCTAGGTTCTTATGCATACTGGTACCTAAGCCAGATGATTCTTTAACAATGCGATCGGCTTCTTTTTCGCCTACATTACTACGCCAGGCCTTAAGGAATGTCATATCCTTAGTCTTTGAAAGTACAGTCGTGACACTAGGAAGTGGCCGACCTTCGCCAACAATATATCGACGACCGTTTCCGGTGTCTATTCTTTTTAGGGGTTTATAATCGAATTTCTTATGTATTTGCATTAGCAAATTGTAACATAAAGAGTATCA